CCATCAAAGACACAATCTTTTTACATATATCTCTACTGTTAAAGTCAATGTTTAAATGCTCATATCCATCTAAATACAGTAAATCTGTGCTCTCACTGAGGCCTTTGCTATCCCATATGTCTTTCCAAAAAGAACTAGTCATCTAAGCTTTCCCAATCATAACTTTTCCTGTAAGAAGACCATGGAATATTAGTTTCAGCAAATTCTGTTCTTAAATCTTCCAAAGATATAGATACACCCTGCTTCCATCCTGATGTTGCAGCATCTTCTACATCAAAGCCCCATTTATTTTTTAAACCGGCATGTGCTTCTTGCATCCAGCGATTGTTTGCTTTTCTCAAATTTTTTCTATTGGGGTGTAAATGATGCACATGAGGAACCCAAACATTCCATAGATTGTTTTTTAAAGCCTCTAATGACCAGTCCTCATCGATCAACATAGTGTATCGTGTCCAGTCTTCACAAAATCCAATTTTTTCCATCGACTTCATAGTGGTTATCATGATTGCAGACATAGGCCCATGAATCTTTACAGCAGATTTTGGATAATCAGGATTGTCAAGGTCGCAGTTATGAAGCTGAAACATGCCCTTGCCCCACTTATCATTATCTTTGTGGAATCCTGGTCGGAAAGTATCAGTTGTCATTTTGCGCTCGAATTTATAATAATACTCACTAGTAGAAGTTATCCAGCCTATTTTATCTTCATGACCTTTAACTGCATCAGTAATACTAGTAAAGTAGTTATCAGTTACAAATGTTACATCATCATGCGCAATCAAAAGCCACTTTGCGGTGCGCTTGTATAAATTAATGAAATTGTTGAAATCAATTGCCCAGGAATTATTAGTTGTGATTATATCCATAACTTTATCATCTTGCTTGATTTCTTTAATAAATCTTATTAGTGGAGTTTCAAGGCCTGCATCAAGAACAAAATAAAATTTATAATTTAAATTTTTGTTTTTATTTACAAATGTGCCAACCATGTCGCACAAATTATCTAGTCTGGCATTTATTCCAGAGGCTTTTACAAATACAATAAGATCAAGCATTATTACAATCTCCTTCTAGGTTGTACGACCACTACCCTACCTACAACAAATAATTTGACTTAGCGCCATCAAAATTTATCGTCACGCCAGTCATATATTTTATATCATTCTCAACAACGGATTTAACAAAATTTCCGATTTCACTTATTTGGCCTAGGCGCCCCATAGGAAGACT